CCAACCTCAGCGTCCATCTTATCCTGATGTTCCTTATCAAATTTAATCTTCTTCTGAGGATACTTCGCCATCAACGTCCTAAACACACATCTATTAATTAACATCAATCCAGCAGGAGCCGACTTCAACTCTACTAAATCAAACGGTAAAATTTTTATATTTTCAGGGTCCACATGTTCAACCGGGTATCGAGTTTTTAAAGGATTCTCTTTTAACCTATAAGGCGTAACGATAATATCCTTTTCAGGTACTAACATTCTAAGCACCGCTTCCGGTGGGAATTCCAAATCAGCATCGACACATAACATATAATCATATTCAGACGCCATGAATCCAGCAGTCAATAGATTCCTCGCATGAGTCACGAGTGATGATTTAACAGACTTGAACGTACAAGTAATTCCAGCTCTAGCGAGCACCGCATAAGTATTTAATATACTAACGCAGGTTTCAACCTTCATCGTGTCATAACATGGCATTCCTATATAAACGGTTGGTTTCTTTTTATTTTCCATTGGTCATCTCCTTTAGTAAAGTTTGTAAGTCTCCTTGTTTCATTACTTCTTTCTCATCGAATTGTAATTCGTGATACATATCTAATCTTTTAAGGAACTTGTGTTTCCAAGACCTTAAATCAGCGTCTTGAAACTTGAATTCTTGGTAATATAGGTCAGGAGTACAGACCATTATTATACCTTGTTTAATTTCTGATTGATAAACGTGATCGTGTGCCATACAATACGCGGCAATTTGTAGAAAATAATCCTCAATCCACTCAATTCTTTTAGGACGATTCGCTTGTTTAAAGTCTACAATAGTATCCATCCCGTTGTGATTACAAACGAGATCAGTGCTCCCAGCATAAAGGCCAGGATAATGTAGTGTAACTTCTGAGCCATAATACTCTTCCACAGGCAGCAAACCTTCTTCAATAATTTTTTGGGCCATGGCTTTCGCCTCTTGTCCGAGCCCTGTAAGATCATCGTAGCCAACTCCTGTGATATGATTCTCCAAGAACTTGTGCATGCTAGTCCCTCGCTTAGAAGATAGATTCTTGATTCGCTCTGCTTCTGTTTCTCCAACTTTTGCCTTCCAGTCTTTTAAGAATTGTTGATTTTTGGTCTTGCCTAATATCGTAGTCACTGAAGGAAGTCTAGAACCATTTATATCATAGGTCCGTGATCCTTGGTCCGTGTGCTGTGTACCAGTGATATAGTTATATTTATTATTTTTTTTCATTAGTTATTTTATAAATTAAAATTATTACAAGGGCGATTACGACTACTCCCGTACCTAACAGTCCTAGTCCATAACTTAAAGTCAAAATCCATTCCTATCGGCTATCTCTTCTAAAAATTTTTTAGTTTCATCTAGCTTTTCTTTCTTAGATTTTTTTTTAAAAATTTCGTCCCATCTTTTTCTATACAAATCTGTGGAAACCCTTGATTTTCCATCCCATTTTCGACCTTTATCTTTCTTACTCATATTACAAAAATCATCATATATAGACTGAGAACTATGACAAAACTAAGTCCGCTAAATACTAATATAAAAAATTTATCCCTGGGGTCCTGCATATTCTTTCTTTGCTGCATTATATTTTTGCATGTCTTTTAGTTGAACAGAATCTGCAACGTTTCCTGATACAGATATACGCGTTACATCTGAATAGAATGGTGCCACATAATGTTTAACCCACGCAGGAAAGATAAACATATCTCTCGTTTTAGGTTTAATGGATTGATAAGTGATAGCTTGTCTATTACCCTCACCATAAATAAATCCAAGTGATCCAGGTCCACCTGAATTTCCTGTGTAAGCATCTTGTTCTTTTGTAATTTCTTCAGGTACATCTAAAAAAATTACAAACGATAAAGCATCTGAGTGATCGTGAGGTGGATTGAATTCATTCTTTTTCATAAAGTTTACCCATAAAGAAGTTAATAAATAATTAGGTTTATCTTCAGGTTTAAAATAAACATTTTTATGTTTTTGAAATGCTTCATTATAAATACCCAGACATTGAGATACCCATGGCAGAAATGTTTCTTTCTTACGAAACATATATTCTTCCTTAATGACTCCTGCTAATTTAGTACGATAGTCTAATTCTTTTACTCTACTCGCATTAGCTTCTTCCATTAATAGTTTATGAAAATCTTCTGAGATTTTTAAATGTACTATACATGGTCCCCACGTTAATACTCCATAACTTACTTCTTGCTTTATTTCTTTTTCTTCGGTCATTCTAGATTCATTGCCTCCCTATATTGTTGTAAACTTACCACTTTTTCTTCGAATACATAATCTGGTGAGTAATGATCTATAATTTGTTCTATTTTATGTAATTTAGTTTTAGCATAGGGCCATAATAATCTAGCCACATAATATGCGTCTCTAAAACTACATCGCCAACGCCATTGTTTTTTATTTTTTGGATCAACTTTTTTAGGTCGAACAGTACCTACTTTCAAAGTTTCGTGTACCCAGTGTATCACATGTTGGTCCGTCATAGCCATTTCCATTTTTATTCTCCAAGTGTGAGTTTTTCTCGTACCAGGTCCTTTATGTTTCTTTTTAACTTCCCAATATTTTTTATATTGAATACTGCCTTCTCCATCAAATAACCCAGCAATATAAGCTATATCATTTGTGCTTATCATTTGTAATTATCCATTTTAATACTGAAGTAGCTGGATCATACCCGTGAAACTCTGTATGTTTACAGCCCCATAAGAGGAATATGATTCCAATAATGATCATCATCTTCATGTTTAATTTCACCTTTCGAATCGCATTGCCAACATTGATGAACATACATCTGTTGATCTTCTTCGTTCTTTATTTTAATGTAGCCATTGCCTTTACAATTGTGACAGATGGCTATCATTTATTTTCCTTTTTAATCTTGCCGTTAAGTTTTTTTGCTTTTTCATTTGCTAAACATTCCACAGTCTTGCTGATAGAAAGTTTTGCATCGGGCAATAAAACTTTGGACAATGATATTAAAGTCTTGTATGTTTCGTGCGTTAGCGAAACATTTCTATATTTAGTTATATCAGTCATTGTTTCCTTTCATTTAATTATGAGCACTATATAGGAGTGAATAAGGGGTTGTCAAGATGAAATTTATATTAAGTATGATTATTTGTACAAGTGTTTATAATACTTGTTTACCACCACATCAAATGGATGAAATATATAATACCCACTATGAGTGTATGATTGCGGGATATGAAGAAGCTATTGACAAAGCAAAAGAGATAGGTCCTACAGAAATAAATAAGTATGGAACTATTATTAAATTTTTTTGTTATGGAAGTGAAAATCTAGAAGAAAAAATTATAGTTCCTAAACCTAAACCTAAAGTAAACACATGATTGACAATGTGTTCAAATTGTGTTAGAGGCTAAATAATTCTCACCACAATCACCTACTCTCATTTCCCTCTTTAGAGTGGGTGTAATCAATACATAATTTACCGTTCATATGATCTATCTCGTGTTGAATACACTGCGCTGCTAAATCATAAAATGTTTTAGTAACTTGTTTTTCGTGTTCACAAATATATTTTATTTTTATCCATTTATTTCTACGTGGATAACCATTTTTACCTGGAGCGGAGAGACAACCTTCAGTATGTCCTAAATGTTCTTCTGAAAAACCCAAAATTTCTGGATTAATTATTACAATGGGATTAGATTGACTACGAGTGGTGTCCATTACACATATACGTTTTTGGTAACCTACTTGGATAGCTGCTAATCCTATGCCATTGTTTTCATACATAGTTTTTTTCATTGCTTCAATTAGTCCTTTGTCTTCAGGAGTTAATGGAAGATTAATAGCTTCTGATTTTAATCTGAGAAATGTGTCGGGGTGTTCTAATATGTTCATAACAACCCTCCTGGTTTCCGTGCACGTACTCCCAGGTGAGCAAAGGCTCCGAGGCTATCCCGGTTAAAACCAGGGTTATTGCTTGACGTACAGGGAATAGCGCGAGGCATTATTTGGACGCCGGTCCTTTTCAATTCTATTTGCATATACATCCGTAAAAAGATCCACTATCATCATTCATCATGTGAGCATTAAGAACATCAACATACGTTGTTAGTTTTAATCTTAATATGTCACATAATTCAAAACAATTTATTTTTTTAAATAATGTTATATATTCCATCATTTGTTTGGTCACTGGTACAAGAGTCAACACTCCTTCTTGTATTATTATAAGATCCATTAGCCCACTCCTTTATAAGTTTATACCATTCTTCTTTATATTTCGAATTCTTCGTTCGATTCCAATTTCTTGCTGCTTCGTCTAGTTGATCGGTTATCTTCATTTCGTCTCCTTCCCCATTTAATTATTCTTTCAAAATTATGAGTCTTTAATCTAATTCTAGGACCATAAGGTTTCCATGCAGCCGCCATTAAATTTAACTCAATAACTAAATTAGCCCATTGCTTAGGGGTAATATTAGCGACTTTTATACTAATATTTCTCTCTTTGGATTTTGCCATTTTTTATTACTTTCGTTTGTGCGTTATCTTTCTTATTGGTGTAAGAAACCGAGCCATTAAATTTATTATCTTTAACAATAATATTTTTAAAAGCTTTCTTCCAACTCATATTTTTTACAGTCTCTGATTTGCCATCAGCATCTGTTATTGTATATGTATATCGCATATATTCCTTTCTTTTATTCTATATAGGATAAACAGGGAGATTTGTCAACCCCCTATCTTCCTTGGCCACGATAACCTCTATATTTTCCAGTTTTTTTCCACATCCTTTTTTGATTTTTACTTAATCTTTTGGTATGTCGACCGGGTCTTTTACGAGGGGTTTCGCGTATAGGTTTAGTTATTTTGCCGAAAGAACCTTTTCTACTCATTAAATTGTCTAATTCTTATTTGATCTTTATCATTTACATGAGGCATATAACTAATTTTTCCATTTATTTTTTGCTCAATATCTGCACCACATGTAGTGCATCTATAAATAGTTTTATAAACTGATACAAATATACTTTCTTCAAGACACATAGGACAATGTCCATTAACAACTTGTGCTGCTACATCAATCGTGTGTAATAATCCTTTTTTGTTCATATTTCTTCCTGTTATATGCTTTCTTGTTTTTTATCACAATTTGACGATAACGTCTATCTTTAAGATATTTAGCTATTGGATTCTTTTTAGTCAAGTATTATTGCTTTTATAGATTTTTCACCCATGTATATTTCTGTCTTTGCTTTACCCTTCCAGCATTTATAAGACACACTTTCACTGTAGGTCCTCTCCGCTTCACGCTTACCGCGTAAACAAACTGCCATCGAGGGTTGAATACGGTGTTCCTTAATTTCTCCGTTTACGAACATCAATAATCCTATCACCGCTTCGATCATTTTGGGTAACTCCCGTTTCCATTGGTGTATTTCATTTCTCTAGATGCATCTTTTAATTTTTCTATATCAGTTAAAACTTTGTCCATTTGTTTTGTTAAAAATTCTATGTTGACTTTGTTTAAAGCCATAGATTCTATGTGTTTGTTCAACTTATCCGTGGTCTTGTATAAATCTTCGATCATCATAAATTGTTCGGAATCTGCAGGAAGCGACCCAAGTTGGCCCCGCGGCCATTTGATTCTAAACTCTGTATTTTCAGTTAAGTCTTTAGACATTAGTTCTACTGTTGTCTGAATTTTGTTTTGCGTCTCAATAATACCGAAGTATGCCCAAGTTCCAATCGCGACCATCGCGATCAAACTGGCAACCGTCTTCATCGGCATCTGCACGGCTGCTTCTTCAGATATTTTTAATGGTTTATTCATTAGTTATAACTATACCCCGTGTTGCCTTGTTCTAATTTTTTAAATAATTGTTCGTGTTGGTCCATAATTTCTTTATCAGAATCCTGCATGTCATCCATTTGATCTTGTAGTTTTTCAACATATCTTTCTAATTTGTGCACTTTATCTTGTTGTACTGCTTGGATAGTTGAAAGCTCAAAAGTTCTAGAAAGACTCCAGCCAGCTAAAGCTAGTAAAATTCCTACCAACATTGTCATTAATTTTTCAATCATACTTTACTTCGTTTTCGTAAGATATATCATGCCCATGGTCTTTTTCATAGGCGTAAGTTCTCTTGTTTTTACCGCATTTACAGTTATCGCAAGCACATAAGTCACCATCATAATGATGTCCATGAAGTGCTTCTCCACAATGACAATCACAACTACACTTTGTACATTTACCCATTATTTTTGCCAATCAAAAAGCCAATTAGCAAATTTTTTCCATAATTTTTTAATCATCTTTTTTCTCCTCAATTTCATAGAAGAAATTATCCGTATCTTCGGTTCTCCATTTGCGAGTGTCTTCTACATTCCACTCAGAAGTTTGCACTTTCCAATCTGGCACATTATCCTTAACAGTAAAAGAAGGAATGTCCCATATGATTCGATTGTTTGGTTGTGCTGCATAATTACCATCATCTAAGGCAAGTATGTGAGCGCACTTATGTTCGTGCGGAATTTCAGAATGATCTGTATCTACTATATTACTCTCTGGATGTGCCCAGTCAACTGTAAAAAGGTATGCTCCAGCGTGAGTTTTTTTATCTTTACCAAAATATTTTCCTGATTGGCCATCTAAAATATCAAAGCTAGTAACAGCAGGATAATAACTAAAGCAATTCCAGAGTTGAAGTTCATCAAGTCTCTTACGTGGAACAGCTTCCGGTTGAAAACCACGTTGAATAAAGGCCGAAATAGGTAACCTATAAAAGATTGCACCATTTTCCATAATTGCATGAAAAAGTAACGGACGACCAGTGATGGACGAAAGCCCAAATATAATGCAGTCTTCAACTTCCCCATGATGTTTTTTAAGATCATATAGATATTCTCTCCTGATCTGTGAATACATCACAGGTATGTTTACATTTAGATAAGCCATAATGTTTCATTAAAATATGATTGCGCCAATAATAAAACCTACAACAAAGCCAACGATATATTCTCTATAGTGTAAAGACCATACATCCCATTTAACTCTAATGTCTTTTAATAATTGTTTCATTTTTCCTCCCCTTTTATATTACCCCAATTGGGACCAGATTCATAGTCTACTTTATTTGGAACTTCAAGTGAAACTGCATCCTCCATAATTTGTTTTATTTTATCTGCATTGTCACTTACAGATATATCCAGTTCGTCATGAACTTGTATGTGTGGAGTAATTCCTTCTTTATATAATTCAATCATTGCTTTTTTTGTCATGTCAGCAGCTGATCCTTGTATCAATCTGTTTAAAGCTTTGTATGTGTAAGCTCGTTTAATCCCTGGTCCGTGTTCCGCGAGCGCTGCATCATGTGGTAATGGTTTATGAATACCAAACTGAGTAGGTTCCCATAGGTGGAAACGACATAGTCGTCCCAGCAATGTACGGATTTGACCTCTCTCCTGTCCCCGATTCATAACATTATCCATCAGTCTTTTTACAAATGGGACCTTGTTATGATATTGTCTAAATAAATCATCAGCTTTATCTTTTGATACACCAAGTTCAGCTTGTAATTTGTTTTTACCCATCCCGTAAAACAAACCAAGATTTATAGTCTTAGCTTGTTCACGAGGGATCTCAGCCATGTCTGCCACGATAGTATGGAAATCGGCATCACCTTTATTATAGGCTTCCAATACTTCGTCCACTCCATAGAGATTCTGTAAAGCTGCATAATGCACTACCAACCTAGGCTCTTGCTGAGAATAGTCAAATACACCCCATGTATGGCCCTCCTCGGGTATAAATAATGACCTAATCCGTGGTCCAAGTTCCTTGTTTCTAGCAGGAATTTGCTGAAGGTTCGGGTTAGAATAACTAAATCTCCCGGTTACTGTACCTCCATTATCGGATCTAAGTTGGTTTATTTCAGCATGAATTCTTCCTTTATGGTTATGTTTTAATATGGTATCAATAAATGTGGTATGAGCCTTATTTATTTCCCTGGCTCGGGCTATTCGTTTCACCAGTGGGTGGGGGTGATTCTGTAAAAAGTTTTTAGTAAATGATGGAGAATTTGTTTTTTCGGTGCGGTCAAATGGTAGGCGAAGTTTTTCAAAAACTTGCGCAATTGAACGTGCAGCCCATATTTGAACATCTACTTGGGTTTCTTTTTTTACTATTTGTAACAATTCTTTTTCTTCTTTATGTAGCTCTTCTTTTAATTTGTGAGCTTGTTCTACGTCTACACGAACTCCTAAGAAACGCATATCGACTAAGCAAGGGAAAAGTTCTGTCTCTAATTCAAAAATAGAATTTAAGTCTTGGTGTAAAATTTCTTTCTTAAGTTCTTGCCAAAGTTCATAAGTTAATTCAGCATCTTTTTCAGCGTATGCACCTACATACATAGCGGGTAGTTTATACATTTCAGCTTTAGCATCTACTCCCCAATCTTTTGCAGCTTGGTATAGAGCAGATTCATCTTTTCCGTAACCTATGTATCTTTTACTACAGCTATTTAAGTCATAACGCATTTGATTCTCATCAACAATTGCTGCAGCAATCATGGTATCAATTATCTTCCCATTTATTTTAAGACCAATCGATCTAATCCAACATACATCGTACATTGCATTGTGAAATATTTTAATAGCGTCAGTACTAAGAACTTCTTGAAACCATTTTAAAACTTTTTTTCTATCCATATTACCACCACCTTCGTGAGCAATCGGATAATAAGCAGACCATCCTTTAACAGCGACAGCAATACCAGTGACATCTCCTCTACCAGCAACAGAACCTGATCCCATCTTAACTAGATCAGGATCTTTAGTTTCTAAGTCAATTGCTATTTCATCGTGCTTTGATAAATCTGGAAAATTTTCTGGCGGTAGCCATTCAGTTTGAGCTTTAAATAATGGGAACTGTATCATTTAACAATACCCCACGAATTCTTTTTTTCTTTTTTTATCTCTTTCACTTCCTCAGGATAATCTCTATCGATAGCCATGTCAATATAATGTTTTGCTTTTAATAAATCTTCTTTTTGATTTTTCTGTTTGTGCCTGCATAAATATTTTATTGCGTTGCCTTCGGCAAACGGTATATTATTTCTATTAATAAATTCTGATGGCTGAATAACCATAGATTTATAATGGTCCCCGCCTACCTGCTTTTTATAAATTTCATCTTTCATTAACACACTCCTTAATTAATTTTTTAATATAATATTCAT